TGTAACGGGGCAACATTGGGTATGCTCCTAGCCGGGGGATACGCAGCATATCAGTTTATGCGGGGTACAAATGGGTGATGTTGAAGAAGCTTTAGAGTTTCTGGAACTGATAACCGGACGCTGTCATTGCCATGAGCTAGACGCATATGGGTGTGAAGAGCTGGAAGCCGGTTGCTTCATCTGCGGGGGTGATTATTAACGGTGAGTAATGACATATGGAAAGCCCTTGAAGCCCTCATGATACGACTTGAGGGTGCAGGGGCAGACCTGGAACACCACTTACATAAGCAGGAACGGCTTGAACGATACCGCGAGCGCCTCAAGGCGGACTCAGACATGTTGTTTGAGTTGTTTGAGTTGTTTGAACCGCTGACACAACATTGTTCTGTTATCAGGACTTCACTACCAACCACCGCGCTGGGAGAACAGCGCATGATATTCATCTTTTAGGGAGAGGTATACGACATGAACTCACGGCTTAGCAGGTTCCATCAAGAGCAAATCGAACATCGGAACAATATGTATAAAAAGAACCTTCAAGTAATGCGAGACCTCAAGGTTACTCCACTGCGTATTCCCTACGCGGTGAACCAAGAAGTATGTGCAGAACTTGAGCGGGCGATAGAGTACAAACCTGATGGGTGGGATGTTTACTTACAGATGTACACTGAGCGCGTGCCAATGAAAGGCATACAGTCAAAGTTTGAGATAGCCGGGCGGGACGAAAACGGTAACCGCTACCCGGTGTATAAATCTGACGTCTTTGAAATGCCGGCGCGCTTCTCACATCCCGCACTACAAAAACATTGGTGTAGCTTCAAGTGGTACCCCGGCGGAATACACGCTGGGGGTATCTCAAAGAATGAAGCCCTGCACATAGAAGCTAAAGAGGTATTCACACGTGAAGGTTATGCGCCGCCGCTACATGAACAATACTACATCTTCGTGCCGAACGTACCAGAAAGCGAGCAAGCATCATGACCGCGCACATTATCAACGCACTACTTCTAACCGGGGCTTCTTTCCTGTTCATCCTGACCGGTGCTATAGCGTTATACGCTAAGCGCTCTGCATGCCGGGATAGTGCGCGGTGCAACTACCGCATAGGGGATGTGTACCACGAGGTGTTACCGTCCACCAGGCACGAAGACCTGTACCGCATGTACATGGAACTACAACAGCGAATCACCGTTCTAGAAGAAGACTACTACAACCGTCTGGCACAGCAGAAGCGGGCACGTGAAGAGATGATTAACCGTCGTCGTCCTGCACCCGTGCCGGGTTGGCACACGTTAGCCGAAACAGAAAGGTGACCGGGCTGGCACACGTTAGCCGCAACAGAAAGGTAACCGGGAATGGTAAACATAGAAAATATACTGCAAGAACCGAAAGCTACACAGTTCCCTAGCCGGTACTCAGTACGCTACGAAACCTACGCGGTGGCTGAGCGTTTCGGGTTACTCACGTGCCTTATCCGGGAGGATAAAGAAGGGTGCTTCGTAGGCATCGGTGTTGTGAAGTATGAACAGAGCGCACCGTATGGGCACTCTAGCCGGGGTGCTATGAGCTACACCATCGCCGATACTATCGGGGCTGTCAATCCTGGTAGCGGTCTGTTCAAGACCTGGGAGGAACTGAAAGAGGTGGCACATTCGATAGCCGTTGATGACGCTATGCGCAACGGTCACCACCTGGTACTTGTGCAGGGAGGTGACTTTTAGGTGAAACGTATCGAAGTTGAGCTTGAGGGCGGAAGTGTCCGCGCTCTTGGAGCTGATAACCCACTCATGACCCTAGCCGGGGTTATTGAGACGGTACCGCATAGCCGTTCGGCTATCTATTACCGGCTCTCTAACGGTGACTTCCCGCCGCCGGTGATGACCGCGCTAGACGGGGCAGGTCGAGAGCTTTTGCTCTGGGATAAGGCGACGGTATCTGCATGGGTAGAAGAGAACGCGCCACGTGCCGGGGGTCGCCCGGTGCGCGGGGTTGAAAAGAAAGGATAGAAGTCATGAACAAGAAGATAACCTGCGAACAAGTAGAAGAGGTTGCAGAGCTAGTAAACCGATGGGTTGCTGAGAACTTGGAACCTGGTAGTGGTGTTGCCGTCATTACTGCGGAGAAATGCGAAGATGGTACCGCGAAGGTGGTAGCAAGCTCTACCGCTGTTAAAAGTTCATCTGTGACCTGGGAAAACCTCCCCACATTCTTAGATAAAAAACCGTACACGCAACTAAATGCTTATGGTATGGAGCACCCGGCGACCCTTGAGACCAAACCGGAACCTGTGAACCTCTCGCATATGTGGAATGTGTTTGAGACGCGGAACTACCTTACACAAAAGGTTCGGGAAGACCTGGAGTATGCGGTCTCTCGAAACGAACCTGTCAAGCCAGTGTCATGGGTCTGCTTGCCGGGTCTTGGTACCGGTGCCATCGTGCAGGGGGATACCCCGCGTAAGGTGCTAGAAAACGTATTCCTTGCACACGTCTACGCATTCCTGCGGCAGGTTGTTATAGATAACCGGGGTATGGCACCCCTGGCATCTCGCGGCGTGAATCGCCCTGAGATAACCGGGCTTTCCAAGCTACCGAAAGTTGTACGTGCCGGAGATGGGAAGTCAGTGAAAGATGTTCTTGGGGCTGTGGCTCTGGAGCTTTCCGTTCGCGGTGTAGAACTGGATGACGGATTCCAAGAAGGTATTTTAGTAGACCTCGCTTCAGCTAAAGCCGCTGAGATAGCGGCAGATAAATCTGCCCGGTACTGGGAATAAAGAAAGGTGAAAGTGATGAAAAAGGATGAATCCCTTGTACACGCCGAGGGTACCTACGATGACCTAACACAGCTAACCAAAGAGGTGCGGTCACTCTTGGATGGTCGTGTCTCGCCGGGGGGTGGTGTTGTTCTTGCGTTCGCCGCGCGGGAGGACGGTTCTAATACCATAGCCGCATACACAGGCAAGGCAGATAACATCAGTTCCATGTGCATGTTGAACGACGAATACCGAACTGACGTTGCGGTGGAACTACATAACGTTTGGAAGACTCTGCAACTGGAATCCGAGCCGCCAGTAATACTTCTCTCCGATATGTGGAAGTTCTTCACTCGGAACGACTACCTGTCCACTAAGAACCTGAAAGCTATCCGTCGTGCTGAGGCATCTGGGTTTGAGGTCAAGCTCTCGCCGGTATTACTCTGGCGCGGACGTGAAGGTAAAAAAGTTCTGGAGGTGCGTATACCGGCGTATGGTGTGCGCCAGGTATTAGAGCTTGTGTTCCTCGTCCACGTGTGGAACTTCCTGTACGACATTGGCGTGCCGAGGGTACTTGGTTCTTGTCCCATTCGCACCCATGACTCGAACCGTCCGGCGATTACCGGGCTTGCGCAGGGTAATACTACAGTGATTAGCAACGATATGCGGACGGCGGGAGCGCTATACAGTGAGATTGTCCATCTCTTGTGCGCTAATGACGTGCGTACTAGTGACTGGCGCATCAACCAAGAGCTAGGGCTAAAGCCTTGGGAAGGTTAGAAAGGTGACCGGGCTTATGGCAAAGCAACGACGTGCCGGGTGGGGTAAGAAAAGCGGTCTGACCTATCGGCAGTCGCCTAAGTGGAAGCAGATTCGCCTTGCGGTGCTCAAGCGAGACGGTTTTAGGTGCACAGCGCTTGATGGGAACACCAATGAGCGGTGTTGTGAGAAGGCTACTGACGTAGACCACGTTGATGGGCACAGCGATGCGTTGGATAACCTGACCTCGCTGTGCTCTCACCACCACCACATGAAGACCAGCGCCGAGACCTACGAGAAGAACAAAGCACGCCGGGATGCTGCGCTATTGCGTGCTGGGGATGCTGTTCGCGGGTTAGGTGGGCGTGTAGTACCTGTAGGGGAAGGGCCTGTTGGAGCCGGTGTGAACTGGAAGAAATGGCGAAAGATTCACGCCGGGCTAAAGAAAGATAACCGGGCTTCGTGAGCCTGGTAGATATGAAAGAAGAACAGTGAAAAGTGCTCGTAAGAAACTCATGGGTCTGGCTCTTGCCGGGTGTCTTGCTCTCAGCTCTGTGGGGCTGGGAGTAGGGGCTGCACCTGCGGCGGCATGGTCGCCTGTGGTAGGCAGTCAATGTCCGCGTGGTGTACAGCCGTGGGTACCTGGTTGGCTACACATGAAATGGTGCAACCAAGGCATCATGTGGTGGATTTACTGCAAACAGGGAGGTGGTTCACCGTATAGCCATTGCTAATCCTGTTAGGATGATTGATTATGGATAAGAAAATACCCCGCACACTAGGAGAGAAATGTGTGCGGGGTATTTTCTTGAGTTGGGTCTGAATACTCCCAACTTCTTCAATCACCGACAAACAGGAAACATATAGAGAGGTTTATGTCCTTATGTATATGATATCATATAAATGCGCTTGAGTTAGTTGGTGGGATAGCTAGACGATGGTCTAGCGAAAACCCCCGGTCTAGGATGTTCAGTCCTTGCCGGGGGTTTCCTTTTTATGTCTGCTTGGGGTTAGTGCCAGAAGCTATAGAACGCCCACATGATAGGGTACATAGCCAGTTGAACGGCACTGTAACGTACTAACATAGTTGTTGTTTCCTTAGTGCCAGAAATTGAAGATGTTCATGGCCGTATGGTAGAACGCAAGAGATACGACTGCCCAATGCGAGGGTGACATAATGGTGTGTTCCTTTCGTTGCTGATTAGTTATCTTCTAGCCGGGGAAGTATCCGAATCGGTTGAAGAAGTCCATGTAAAAATACACAGGTCCTAGAAGCATGGAGAGAGCGGTCATTAGTTGCTTTCCTTTCGTTATAAGAAACCCCGCACCACACTGGAATGTACAGGCGGTGCGGGTATTTTCTGTTGCGTGAGAACTGTGACACCGCATAGAGCGGATGCTACCAGTATATCAGTTTTTGTTTTAGTAGGGGAAGCCCGGTAGCCAATAACCATTCTGAGAAAAGAAAATAAGGTGATTGATTACCTGGTCGAACATATGAATGCCGGTCATGCCGGGGTCTCCTTTCGATAAGGGTTGTTACGAAACAATAACAGTATACCGTATGACGTGTGTGTTTGGTGTGAGAGTTGGCGGCGACACGCCGGGGTGTTGCGGTCGTTTTTGGAGTGAAAGTGTGCGCGGTGGCGCTTGACTTTCAGTTGGACAGTTTGTTAAACTCGTTGTATGAAAAACGCACTAGAAAAAGATGTTGAAGCATTTCTTGTTCGGCAGGTTCGTGCCCGAGGATGGGTGACATGGAAACTCGCACCGACAGAGGTAGGAATACCAGACCGAATAGTTCTCGTGCCGGGGGGTTCAGTATGGTTCATTGAGCTCAAACGCGCACGTGGTGGGAGGGTCTCGGAGCGACAGAAATACCTCTTGCGTGTGTTAGAGCGAGGAGGGCATGCCGGGTGTGTGCTTGCCGGGGTCGAGGAAGTAAAGAAATGGTTGGACGAGCGCGATAAGGAACGCGCTTCGGAAATAGATAGGGATTGAGGAGAGATGGAACCGAACCGGAACAAGAAGAAGGGTGCTTACTGCCCACCTCCGTGCGAAGAGTGTGGCGCTGTCGTAGGGCTTGAGAACCCTGGATGTAAGGAATGCGTCCGGCGTATGCGAGCGCGTGCACACTCACGCAAGTACTACCGAGCTAAGCAGAGGTCGAAGAAGTTAGAGGGTACGCCGGTGAGGAAGTACAACATGCTCACGCCGCAGGTTGGTATCGGTGAGGTCAAGGATGTTCGACTAGGGGACGGCTACACCGAGCCGGGTACTGTAGATTCTGGGCTTGCCGGGTTCCTGCAGCTACGAGCGCAGAGGATAGCACGAAAGAATGGCGGGGGTGTTGGTGGCACTGGCCGGGGGTCTCGGGCACGGAAGGTAGAAGACGTGATGCGACGAGAGAAACAGGGAAAGCGTGGAGAGAAGGAAGAAGGGTAGGCATGGAAGATATGTTCTTGAAGCTGAGGGACTATCAGCTAGAGGCCGTCGAGTTCCTGCGTGAAGGGTGTGGCGGTAAGGCGTTGTTCCTTGACATGGGTCTAGGCAAGACGGCTACCTGCCTGTCGGCTCTACAGCCACGTCACTTGCCGGCATTGGTTATAGCCCCCAAGCGCGTTGCGGAGAACGTGTGGGAGACCGAAGCAGGGATTTGGCGGCCTGACCTGTCCGTCACCGTCGTCAAGGGAGATAGGGCGAAGCGTGAACGTCTTGCCGGGGCTAAGACTGACCTTGTTGTGGTTAGTCGGGATAACCAAGACGGGTTGCTTTCAAGGGCGGTGACAGGCGGTTTCAAGACGGTTATTATCGACGAGCTTAGCGGGTACAAGAACTACCGCACTAGCCGATGGCGCGGTGCTAAGTCGCTGGTCTCACGTGCCGAGCACGTCTGGGGCTTGACGGGTACCCCCACGCCGAAGAGTTTGATTGATTTGTGGGCGCAGATGTTCCTGCTTGACTGGGGCGAGTCGCTAGGGAAGAACATCGGTGAATACCGGAGGAAGTACTTCTATGCGGCGGCGCAGCTACCGAACAAGATTGTCACTAAGTGGGCTACTCGCAACGGTGAGCGCACCGAGAAAGAGATTTACGATGCTATCGCTGGCCGGGCTTTGGTACAGGGCACTGAAGGTAGGGTGAAGCTGCCACCTGTGACGTATGTACCGCAGATGGTCTCCTTGCCGGGGAAGGTCAAGAAGCAGTATCGGGTGATGAAAGAAGAGATGGTACTACGGCTGATTGAAAGCGGCGAAGAGATTACCGCGAAGAACGCAGCTGTTGTGTCAGGTAAGCTCGCACAGATTACCGCCGGGTTCTTGTACCACGACGCTGTTGAAGGTGTAGATGCAGGGGTGGGCAGTGGCTTGCCGGGGGGTAGTGGTGAACGCAAGTGGGAGGTTCTGCACAAGGTGAAGATGGATAAGCTGGAAGATGTTATCGAGGGTACTAACGGCGGCGGTGTGCTAGTGTTCTACCGTTTCCAAGCAGAGCTAGAAGAGCTCAAGAAACGATTCGGTGACGACGTACATACCGTGAAAGAGAAAGATTTCGTTGAGCGTTGGAACGCCTGTGATATTCCTATCCTTGCCGCGCACCCCGATTCTATCGGTCACGGCTTGAACCTGCAGAAGGGCGGGAACACCGCCGTATGGCTCTCCTTGCCGTGGTCGTCCGAGGCATGGCTGCAGTCGAACAAGAGGCTCGCACGTAGCGGGCAGGAATACCCCGTAAACATTCACATGATTATGGCAGAGGATTCTATCGACGGGCGTGTGTACGACTCATTGATGGGTAAGGTAGACGCACAACAGCGTTTGCTGGACTACTTGAAGGAAGAAGGATAAGCTGTAGAAGCCCTGCTGTCGGGCTTTCATGGATTAGTTGGTATAAGTACCCCCGGTGGGGGTGGTGGAAGCGTTAGAAGCGCTTGTGCCGCTCTTGCCGGGGGTATTTCTTTGTCTTCTTGTGGGCGTTGGCAGAAGGTCATGTGCGGGGATAGGGATAGCACGCCGGGGCGGGTCATTGCGTCAGCGGCGTAGCCCCCGGCGAGAGCGAGCGAAGCGAGCGAGAGCTGATGGGTGTATAAGGGTGTAGAAACGAGTGCCGGGGCATCCAGGTACATAGGGTGTGAGCTGGAACACGTGGAAATACACGTAAGTTACGTATTTGAACGGTGAGTATATTCTCCCAGGTTTTGCTCAGGTTTCTCTACAACATTCTAAAACACGAAAAGTATTGACATCATTGACATTGCCCCGGAATATCAACGATTGTAAAGAGTCGAACTGGTGACAATTTCAAGTCATAAACATTGACAACCCCTGAATTTGAGACCTGAACCACAAAAATCTGAAAGTCAGTGACCTACAACACAAAAATCACGTTTTAGAGCTTTTGTCACTAGTTTTGTACTCGAAATGTCACTGTTTTGACTGGCAGAATCCCTTGATATTCCAAGGAACTGTCAATAAAGGTAATAAAAAAAGAGATTAATAGTTTCGCGCGCGTGCGTGTGCGCGTGTTATACGCATCTTTCTATAATTTGTCTAGTATTTGTGTGTAATATCACATAAGTTTTTAGGTAAAATAAAAACCCCCGGCCAGAAAGGGTAACCGAGGGTTTTTACTCACTTGCTAGTCCCCGATAGTTGGTGATAAGCTGTGAAACGAAACCACTAGAATTTTATCAGAAAGGGATTAGTATGTCTATTGTCGACAAAACCTTTAGTTTTGAATTTGCTCCTGGGGTCTCCCCAAAATCACACCGTGAGTATCTAACCTTGGGTGATATAGCGAAGATGCTACAAACCCCTGGCACGGAAAAGCAAGAGAAATCCTATGTCGCAGGTGAGCTGAAAAACAACTACCGCAAAAACGTGAACGTTATCAATCGTTCCGTAATCACATTAGACCTAGACGGTGCCCAAGAAGGTGGTTTTGAGGCTCTGTGCGGCTATCTAAGCGACTTTTACTACTTCTGGCATACATCGTATAGCTACAGCGAAGAAAAGCTCTCATATCGCGTTCTCGTGCCGTTGGCTGAACCTTTACCACCGAGCCAGTACGGGGATTTAGTACGTTCGATAATCTCGGATAACCCGAAAGCCTCTATAGACCCGGCCAGTGCGAAGCCCAGCCAGTGCATGTTTACTCCGGCAAGCAAAGACTTTTTCAGCTACGATTACGGCGTGCACGAGGGTACTCTAGCCAACGGGCGCGAATGGTTGAGGGTATTCAATAAAGGCGAGGCTGTTATCTCTGTTGGCCGAACCGACAGGAAACGAGACCCTTATAAAATTCAGGGTATTGTGGGGCGGTTCAACCGTGCCTACCGAGACTTAGATGAACTTATCCGTGTGTTTGACCTGCCCTACACTCAAGACGCTACAGGCCGGTACCACTATGACTATGCAGATTCATCGAAACCTGCAGGGTTGAAAGAGATTGACGAACGCCCCGGCCTGTATCATTCCTGGCACGGTAGCGACCCTGCGGGAGGTAACCAAACTAATAACGCTTTCGACCTTGTTCGCTTGCACAAATTCCACCATCTTGACAAAGAGTATGAAGTTGAGCGTGATAAAGAATTAGCAAGTGCGACAGACCCGAAAGAGCGGGAAGCTATACGAAAGAAGTACTCAGCTAATAGCTACCCCTCCTACAACGCTATGCGTGAGTTTTTAGAAAGCTACGAAGATTTCCTTGTCCGGGAGCAAGATTTAGCCTACCAACCTTACCTAGAGGCTATCTCAAGCCGAGAGGAATCAACGCCGCACAGCGCGAACACACATGATGGTGACGTAGCTGAATCACAGGAACGAGGAAGTACCGATTTAGGATGGCTTCGGCAGTTGCAGTTAGACGCGAAAACACAACAGCCTGTGAACTCACTTAAAAACCTTGGGTTGATTTTCCAAAACGACCCATCTCTTCGTGATATTTGGTTCTGTACCCGTGGCAACTACTACACAACGAGTCGGCTTGATACCTGGATGAACTACCCCGCACCGGAACGTGTAGATATAGGGGATGAAGAGATTCTGGACTTCCGCCAGACACTAGAAGACGATTACGGCCTGACCGTTACGAATGAGCGCATCGACCAAGCCCTTCGTAAGAAAGGCAAAGATTCCATGTTCGACCCTGTGAAAGAGTATTTAGACTCTTTGACGTGGGACGGAGAAAAGCGTTTAGAAACCTGTCTCCCCGGCCTGGAAGAACACACGGAGTATACCCGTATGGTGGCGCGACGTTCTATCCTGGCCGCCGTTGCACGTGTTTACGAGCCGGGGTGTGGTGCAGACCAGACACTAATTTTGGTAGGCCGTGAACGGCGGGGAAAATCTGAGTGGATTTCCCGCATGTGTAAGGGTATGGAAGTTGCCCTTGGGGACATCAAGAATAAAGACACTTTGCTGGACTCACACAAGGCTTGGATTGTTGTATCTAATGAAGCTGGGGCATTGAAACAGGCGGATTTCGATGAACTGAAAGACTTCATGACACGTAAACAAGATACCTACCGTGCGCCGTATGCCCGCCGGTCACGTACTTACCAACGCCGGTGGATTATTTGGGGTTCCACAAACGAGATGGAATTTCTTCGTGAACGCGAAGGTAATCGTCGTTTCTTGCTCGTTGAGTGCCCTGGTCGCCTTGACTTCGACCTCTTCACACCTGAGTATGTAGACCAAATCTGGGCGGAGGCAGTACATGCATACAAGATGGGGGAGACCCATAGGCTCAACGACCATGAAGAAGCCCTCGCTGCGAAGGAGCGGTTGAAGTACACCCGGTCTGATGCATGGACGGAAAGTATCGAAGAACTTCTTCGCTTGCCGGTGCAGAAGAACTGGTTCAATCTTCGTTTGAATGAGCGCTCTCGACGCATTCGGCAGCTTGAGGAAGGTATATATGAAACTCTCGGCGTGTCATCATCACCCGCCGATACACAGCGAGAGTCTATAACCCCCCTGGAGGCGTGGGTGGAAGCCTTAGGTGGCTTGCCGAGGGACTTCTCTCGTGAAGACCAGAGCCGTGTTGCTAGTGCTATGTCCGCATTAGTATCTCGTGGGGTGCTTCGCAAGGAATCAAAGAAGCGACACATACCCGGCCAGGGACAGCAATTTGTCTATTACATCAATCACGACGTTCTAGAGACGTACTAAACCGACAGAGAGGAATAAGAACTATGTACAGCAGGAACGACGATTTTACTTACGATTCTCAGGGTCGGATAGAACCAACCTATGAGAACCTACTACATATTTTCTGTACTGACCCAGAGTTAGGTCATATACGTTTTGACACACGCGCGGGAAGGGCAATAGATGTAAGTCTTTCCGAAAGCCCAACATCTATGGTATTCCGCCAATCGGAACATGAGTTTGTGCATAATTTACCTGCTCTGGAAAAGTACGTAGCTTTGGCGTATAACATTGACGGCCTGACTGCATCTTTAGTAGCTGGGGCTTACGACGAATATCTGAAATTCTTTGCATACGACCCTGTGCAGGAGTACCTACGCTCTCTAAAGTGGGACGGTTTTTCTCGGTTAGGTTTGGTCTTGCCGGGTTCCACAGGCACACAGGAGGACTACGAGTTAGCAAAACGGATATTCGTTGGGTCGGTTAAACGTGCGCTGTACCCAGGAAGCCAACAAGATTTCGTACCGGTGTTCTTCGGTGACACTGGTGGGGATATAGGTATGTGGTTGAACCTGATTGGTGCGGGATACACAGGGTTCTTTCCTTCACCTAACCCAAACAGCTTAGCCCTCCCAGAACAAACTTGGTTGGCTGTGCACGACGTTAGCGACAAAGACTCTCAGCCAGCTTTGCGAGACTTCTACAATAAATCAACGCGCGCATGGTACGTGTCTAACAACGGGGAAGGTCTTCAACACCGTAACTGGGTTACTTGGGGTATTACATCCAACCGATACTTAAAAGAAAACAACCCTTTGCCGGGTAAGCTCTTGTTCATTGAAGCGCCGGGAGTCTTCAACCTTGAGAAATATTTTGAGAACTCTCACGGAATATCGAACGAGTTCCGCAATCAGGTATGGTCTGAGGCCGTTCACATAGCAGTGTAGAATATGTGTAACATAACTCACAATAGAACAAGTTGATTTTCGCGGTTGCGACCGGTTATAGTTATAACTGTAGTCGCAACCGCGACAACTTTATCAGACAAAATCGGAGGACATAATGAGCAAGCAGATTGACGAGTTGGGTGTTCAGTTGGGTCGTTCCCTAGCCGAGGTAGTTAAGAACGCTCTTGCTATCGCGCAGGAAACCATCAAGGAAAACCCGGTTACCTTCTCTGCGCCTGCTAACGTCGAGTCGGGGGCTGTTTCAGCAGAGGAAGAGCCAAAGAAACCTGCTAAGAAGCCCTCGGCACGTAAGAGCACCGCTAAGAAAGCTGCACCGAAGGCAGAGGAACCGAAGCCTGAGCTGGTGAAGGAAGAAGCACCTAAGGCAGAGCCGGTGAAGGAAGAAGCACCTAAGACCGAACGTCAGGTACGCCTAGTAGACGTTGCAGGTATGGGCAAGGCAATCATGGCGCACGGTGATTACCACGAAAAATGCATGGAAATCATGGGCGGCAAGATTCTGAAAGACCTTGACCCTTCGGAGTACAACGAAGTGTACGCTAAGCTGCGCGACCTTCTGCACCGCATCGAAGGAGACAAGAAGTCCGAGAACACCGACCCGTTCGCATAAGTCATGCCGGAAGTACACGCTAAGCTATCCCCATCCTCCGGCGAGCGGTGGATAAACTGCACGAAGAGTTTCGAGCTTATAGATTCACTCAACATACCTGAATCCGAAGCTGGGCTTGCCGCAGAGGAAGGGACGTTAGCTCATTCAGTTCTAGAGAATGAGTGTCTATACCGGCTAGGGCGTATCAGTCCAGTTGGGTATAAGTCAGAGCGTAGCGAATTAGTGCGTGCTGGGCGAGACCTTCTCGGATACAACCCTTATAACGAGATGCAGGAATACGCACAGCAACAGATTGATGTGATTTTCGATTTGACGCGAAAGCAATTCCTATCGCACAAGCACGAGGGGGTCATCTGGCTAGAGACTCGCGTGTTCCCCGGTATCGAAGGTTGCTTCGGTACCGCAGATGCGATAGTCGCTCTGGAAGATGAACTGCACGTTATCGACTATAAATATGGACGCGGCGTGCCGGTGTCACCAGTTGAGAACACACAGCTCAAACTCTACGGGTTGGGTGCGTTGGAAGCCTTCAAGGCATTCTGGAATTTCAATACGGTCACATTACACATCATTCAGCCCCGGCTTGCTTCACATCGGCAGTGGGAAACCTTGCCGGAGAAGTTAGTTCAGTGGCGTGAAGATGTTGTGAAACCTGCTGTCGAAGAAATAAACACCGGTAACGGCAAGTTCGCTCCGAGTGACGGTGCGTGCCGGTGGTGTCCTGCTAAAGCCTTGTGCACCGCTAGGGCACAGAAGATATGGGAGGGAATAGGTCTATGAACTTCAACGAGTTATCTGCGGCTATCTTGCCGAAGGAAGAGCTGGCAGAGATTGTCCTTCGCGCGCCAGAAATTCGGGCGTGGTTGAAAGCTATTGAAGAGCAAGTACTCGAAGATATTTACGAACGGGGTGAAGAATACCCCGGCGTGAAGGTTGTTCGAGGTCAGGGACGACGAACCATCAAAGACCCTGACGGCTTCCTCATGAAGCTGCAAGACGAAGGAATCGTTATTGACGGCCTGTCGAAGACCGTCACCAAACTTGAAAGTATTTCCACCATCGAGCGCAAACTCAAAATGAAGTTGGAGGACTCGCCGGGTGCTGAGTTTGTTTCTAAATCGGAAGGCTCTCTCTCGCTTGTCCCGTTAGACGATAAGCGAAAAGGAGTAACGAAGAATGGCGAAACAGCAAGCGCCTACACTGAACTGTTTGAATGAGGTGTGGGTCAATCCCTACGCATGGGATAACCTACCTCTCGTCAAAGAGTCGAAGTCGGCGAGGGCGCTATCTCGGGAACTCGGTTTCTCGTATGGTGGTGCTGTAAACCAGTTCCGAAGCGGGTATCGTGCTGTGAATGCACACCTTGTTTTGGCTCTGGTGAAAAAGAAAGTCCGGGTAAACGTCGTCATGATAGACCCCGGCACGGAGGATAAGGTCAAGGCGAAATTGAAACGTTCGAAGGCCATCTTCTACGCAATCAAAAACAAGTAACAACTGAAATAACTGTAAGGAATTATTGTGAGCACTACTATTGGTGAAGTCCGTTTCTCTTTCGTCAGCCTTGCCGAGGCTAAGGACTTGTCAGACCGTAAGAATCCGAAGTACGCAACGCTTGAAGAGCTGCGGGAAATGCCAGCGGATGAAGCGGCTAAGTACAAGTTCTCCGTGAACCTCATTGTGCCGAAGAATGCAACCATCGGTAAGACTGGTGAGAAGGTTCTCGACCGTTTGCAGAAGGCCGTGAACGATGCTGTAGACTTCGCAGTGTCCGGTAAAGGTAAAGTGAAACTCCCTGCTGAATACGCACCTACACTCAAGAAGCTATGGGCAGACTCCGGCGAGATGTTGGTTGTCACGAAGAACAAGCTCAAGACTGTGGTACGTGACGGCGATACCGATGACCGTAGCACTGACAAGGAATACCTGGCCGGGGCTATCAATTTCACTGCCGACCAATACGCTGTACGTCGTAAGACTGTTACTCCGGTGAAGACTCTCGCACCCGGTGCTGGCGTGCCGGTAGAGATTGACCCTTCCGAAGTGTACTCAGGCTGCTACGGCTACGCTGTAGTGACTCCGTACATCTACGAGTACGAGGGTACGTTCGGTCTGAAGTTCTTCGTTGAGTCTGTTCTCAAGACACGAGACGGCGAACGTTTGGATGGTACGGTCTCTGCACAGGCTGCTTATGGTGATATTCTCGAAGCGTATGCGGATGATGCATCGGCTGCTTTCGGCGAGGTTACCGAGGGTGGTACTGAGGATACCGAAGCTATCTTTGGCTAAGGAAGAGTAAGTAGTTGGGAATTTTCTAAAACAAACCCCCAGCCTGGTATCAAACCTAGCTGGGGGTTTTCTAGAACCTGAGAAAACGATGCCGAAACTATTATATATCGACTTTGAAACTTTCTCGGACGTGCCACTGAAAAGCCGAGGCGCTTACATCTACATGCGCGGCGCGTTCTGGGAGCCTTTGCTGTGTGCATACCGCTGGGAGGGTGAAGAGAAAACCACCCTGCTTGCCGGGTATGACGCTATTGTCAATTTTGTGCGCGCTGCCCACGATGATGAAGAAGTAACGTTTGTAGCGCATAATGCGAACTTCGAGCGAAATGTTATCTCCACTATCTGCCGCTACCCCTACGGCTCTTACGTGCCGCCTGAGCGGTTTATAGACACTATTGCTATGTGTACCTCCCTTGGGTTCCCTGCGTCGCTTGAGCGAGCCGCTATCGCCCTTGGAGTAGAAGAAAAAGACTCAGCAGGTACCCGACTTATTAACATGTTCTGCCAGCCGAATAAGAAGGGTGAATGGTGCACGCCGGAATCACACCCCGAGGATTGGAAGCGTTTCGGTGATTACGCAGTGCAGGACGTAGACACTATGGTGCAGATTCACCAGACACTCGAAGAGCGCTTCGGCGGCTTCCCTGAGGGCGAGCGCGAGGTGTGGAACGCAGACCAACGCATCAATGACCGTGGCATTCTTGCTGATGTTGAACTGGCTGCTCAGTGTGTGAAGCTCTGCGAGACTATCAAGACCGACACGCTGGCCGATATGGCTGCTATTGCAGGTATCGAGAACGCGAACTCACAGAAGCAATTATTAGAGTGGTTGGTGTCTCTGTTAGAACCGGCAGGTGTTATCGAACGGCACGGCGAAGAGTATGTGTATGTTGAGGACGGAGAGTTGTTCAAGTCTATCGACAAGGCCGCTGTGCAGAAGATACTCACCTTGCCGGGGGTGCCCCCTTTAGTGAAGAACGTACTTGACCTGCGCACGAATACTAACGCCGCTTCGGTGGCTAAGTTCAACGCCTACCTACGGCTTGCAGACCCGCTGCAACACCGAGTACGCGGTGCGATGCAGTTCTTCGGTGCGCACACCGGGCGTTGGGCTGGCCGGGGGGTTCAGTTCCAGAATCTCCCTAAAGCCTCTGCGGGTGGTGAGGAAGAGACTAATGCTCTGGTGGCGCGTGCGATGGATGGGGACGACACGCTCACGCTTGAGGACATGAAGCCTCTTATACGCGCGTGTGTCATTGCACCCGAGGGTAAGAACCTGACCGTGTGCGACTACAGCGCTATTGAGGCCCGTGTTATCGCCTGGCTTGCCGGGGAAGAGTGGGTGCTCGATGCGTTCCGCGCTGGCCGGGATATTTACATTGAGACTGCGTCTCGTATGTTCCACGTGTCCTACGAGGAAGCGCGCGCACTGAGGCAAAAAGGTAAGGTAGCTGTGCTGGCGCTCGGGTATAACGGTGGTGTAGGCGCGCTACGTAAAATGGGCGGTGAAGGTACGGACGAAGAGCTGCAGGAACTTGTCTATGCGTGGCGTAATGCCAACCCGAACATTGCCCGGTTCTGGAAAGAGTTAGAGGGTGCGTTCCGCAAAGGCTATGGCAAGGTAGGGCAATTCATTACGGTGCAAGCAGGGCGTAACGGCTCACGGCGTATCGTCTTGCCGAGTGGACGTGCGGTGTATTATCACAAGGTTCACACCCGGCCGATGTTGAAGTTCGGCAAGACGCTAGACATCCTGCATTTCTACAACCCAAAGGCTAAGAAACCGAAGGTGATGCGCCCCGGCCAGGTGTTTGACCCATACCTGAGCACCTACGGCGGCAAGCTCACCGAGAACATTACTCAAGCCGTGGCACGAGATGTTCTTGCTCACGCCCTAGTGAACCTAGAGAAGCATGGGGCAGAGGTTGTAGCGCATGTGCACGACGAGGTTATTTGCCAGTCCGGCATGCCGGTAGAGCGGGTAGCAGAGCTGATGGGTGCAGGCGGTTCTGAGTTTGCCCCAGCATGGTCTGAGGGTTTGCCGCTGGCCGCCGAAGGTTACAACTGTTCCCGGTATCGCAAAGAGTGACACAAACTACTACGTAATTATCGCGGGGGCGCTTGATTTACTGAGCGCCACCGCGTATAATTATATGTACCGAGAGAAAGGATATGAAATGCACAAACTTAGCAACTACATCAACGATGTTCTTGAGTTCCTCAACAGTGACGAGTCCGGCGAAGTACTTCATGTGGACGAAGTAAAACAACTTTTGTTCGGTTTGGTTGAGAAGACTAACGAGGGTCTGTACGAAATTATAGACCAAGCCCAGGATGCGCTTACGTGCTTGGACGAGGCGGAAGAAATTTACGAGGACAACTTTTCTTTGTATAAAACCCAAGCGAAAGAAGCTGCACATCTCATTGAGAATGTGGCACTTACGGAAAAGGTTCGTGTAGGTGTTTGGTTCAATAACAATGGGATGTGGGTAAAAGATGACAAGTAATCTCAAGGCTCTTATAGATTGGCGCAACGAACAAGAGAAGGCTAATCAGCAGACCAACCTACAACAGATGGTCTACGAGCAATCAAAGTTGATTCAACAATTGGTTCAAGAGGTTCAAGGTCTCCGTGAAGACCTTCGTTACGAGAGGATTGAACGGCGTGGTATTTAAATTACCAAAAACTCCGTTGAAGTACGTCTTGCCGGGGGTTATCGGATTTATTACGCTTCCGGACGGAAGCAAAAGCGTTCACGACACCCTTCAATTACACCCTGCTACGTGGCTGTCGGATGCGGTGGCAGACAATGACTTAGAGCTGCAAGAACGTGTAAAAAACTTCCGTCTAAACTACCGGAATGGTACGTATTTCCATCTTCCCTTGGAAGAGGTTTACCAAGTAGTTCAATATGTCGGAGACCTACCACATACATATAAACCTCTGTACGTGAGTGTGTTTGATGTTATGGCAATACTACGCAGGATTGAGAGCTTGCACCCTGAGGGTAGTGTAATTCGAGAGAGCGCTCAGAAAATGGCCTCAAGGGTAGAGGGTCTTCCTGTTGAACTGTACAAAGATGACCCGATACTAGTGAACGCATATCTTGACAGCAATTTGTATGTAGACCCTGAGCTTCCCGTCAAAGGCGGACGCTCTTACGAAGCTCGCGTAGAGCTGCAGAAACTACTCACCGCAGAAGTGATTGGAGATACCTATGACTACCACACCTAAACACTACGAGCCGATGGGTGGTGTAGACCCCACAGCCGTTGTAGATGATACTGGTTTCTGGGCACGGCTTGCATTCAAGTACATCTGGCGAGCGCAGATGAAAGACGGCATCCGAGATATTGATAAGGCTCTGGATACCCTAGAACGCATCTACAAAGTCGAGCCGGAGTGGTTCTTGCCGCGTACACGTAAGACCGACATAGGCGTGAAAGGTAATCAAGACCTGCACCGATGTGCGTATCCAAGTGCTTTCTCGCCGTTGGCGCGTGACCGCGCATTGACGTTCTACGCACGTGTAATGCTCGGGGAGACTCGTATCATCGAACGGCGAGCCGGGAACGTTCTCGGTGTTGCTACCCCGGCACGGTTGAGCAAATACATCTACGTCACCTTACAAGAGCTGTTGAAGTCTTACCGTTCGGAAATTCTGGTATTGGAAGAAGCAAAGAATATGAAAGGATTTGCTCTCGATGTCTAGGCTCTACAAAACCGCAAAAGACTTGTCGAAGTCTGTCGGTGTGCTACCGCCAGCTGTTTTGTTTACGTTAGATAATTGGTCGGGCAAGCTATCTTTTACCGATGTGTACGAAGTCATGCCTTTAGCATTACGAAAGCGTATGAAAGAGCCGAGGGAGTTTAACGAGGGGAAGTGGAAAGAGTTTTTCCTTAAACCTCTGCTTGATACACAAACATACGAAACGTTCTTTACTGCGTTGGGTTACCCCCTAGCAGATATTGCCACCCCGTGTCGAGGTACAAAGGTAAAATTCTGCTACTCGTCTCGCCTTATGGCAAGGAACAGGTTCATGCCAAAAAGGTGTACCTCACGATACAAGAGATAGAAGCTAGGTACCGTCCCGCTTTCTTCTCAACGAATAAAGAGAACAACTACATTAACCACATTTTGAACTTCTACAAGGGGATGTCTCGCCCTTGGAGTGAAGGTGAGACTGGTTCTAGTAACCGCTATGTCTTAGCCAACGAAGATAACATTGAAAGTATCGACGGCCTGGTAGAAACAATATCTACGTTTGGTCGCCGATTCGTAGAAGAGAACTTCGTGCAGTATATGATTAGGGTAACCGAAAGTATCAAAGACGATTTAGAGAAAGTGAAACTACCCCGATGATTATCAAAACACCCGGCAAGCCGGGGCAGGTCATTATCGACGTGCGAGATGACGATTGTGGTCCTGTGAACGGTATCCACACACTAGAGTGGCTGGCCGAGAAATTCCCGAGGACGTACAAATATGACAGTATGCACGCGAAAATATCGGCACTCAAGTTCCGGTATGTAGTGCTTGAGTCACATGGGGAATTGATTCCAGCCGACACGCTGGATAAAGACCTTCAAGCATTAGCTGAGATTGCAGAGTATTGTATTAACAACGGGTAGACACAACCCCGGCAAGGAAGATTCCCCTCTCTTGCCGGGGTTGCTCTTTATATACTACTGACCGGCGTACTCGCTGGAAGCGTAGTAATCAGTGTTGGGGTCGGAGACGGCCGGAGCCGCAGCAGAGCTGCTATCACCGCTAGGCTGTTCCTTGTACTGAGTGGGGCTTACGTTGATAAGTGCCAGTACAGCACCAATAACGCCGGTAACACCCGCAGAGATGCTTGCCCACTGTTCAGCATTGATAACACCGAATGTAGTCAGTCCTACACCGGCTAGGGCTACGAGGCCGTACACAATTTTTCGTACAGCTGCCCATTGCTCAGTTGTCAGAGCCATGTAAATTCCTATCGTTCAGGACTACTGTATCCACAACCCGGTCGAGCCGGGTCTGTGTGTGCCTATTGTCGGCACGTAGTCCGCCTATATCTTTCTTTAGCTCGGTTTGGTCGTCCAAGCTGCGAGTAAGTGTGTCCTCCATATCGCGTTGCTTTTTTCCCTGGTTAGCTTGCTCACGTTGGAGGTCGTCTAGCCGGTTGCGGATTTCAAGCATTGCGGTGTTGGAGGTTTTCATACCCGTCTCTATTGTAGAGAGTTTATCCCGAATCTTATCCAGGTCGTCTCGGAGATTAGTACCATGGTCGTTCTTCACCTGATGCTTCGCTTCACGTGCGTCGTTCCCGACAATGTGAACCGCGCGCTGCAGCTCTTCAATCTTGACGGAGATTACTTTACTGACACGTAACCCCACGAGCAATGCGATAATGAGGCACACTAGGATAATCACGAAAGCGTCCACCTCCGGGTCACCTGTTTTAGGTATCTCAACCACGGGTTTTACCGCCTTAGTTAGGGAAGGTGGTAAAACCCGCCTGTGCATCGCGGTCGAACTCTTCCTGGCGTGCCTTACCCTGGGCCTCTTCGTCGTAACCGAAGATGCCACGCAGCTTGCCTGCCAAAGCACCGTCACGGATGCGTCCAGGGATGCCAATACGGTAGAGGTTGTACAGGTGCTTCACCATGCGAAGGTTAGACCACTGCATCTTGTCCTGCACTTGAATCATTTCAGTAAGGGTGCGGTTACCCCATTCAGGACGGCGAGTATGATAAACAACCTGTTCCAGCTCGGCTTTGGTAGCCATGTCGAACCAGTCTCCTTGTCCGCTAACGGTTGCGGGACCGCCAGCAAGTAGATTATTGATGTTGTCTCGGAAAGAATCCATGTCGATAAACGACGGGTCAATCTTTCCTTGTGTGGGACCTGCGTACTCGCGGTGTGCGATTTGCAGGAAGTTAGGATTACCGTTGCCGTATCCGCGCTCTAGTGCTGCACCAAGAACCGGCATGTACTCAAGCTGAGCGGCAGTCCAGTCAGCCGGTGCCACGCCGGAGGATTCCATCTCGATACCGATAAGGAACTCGTTCCCGCGATTCGTGGGCACGCCGGGGAAGTCCCCGATACCCGCGTGGTTAGCCCAGCCTGCGGCGATAACGTAGACCTCTGCGTTACGTCCGAAGACGATATGCGCTAGAGGCCCCGGCAAGTCAGAACGTCCGTTGATGCACATGTTCAGTGTAGGTGCACCCGTGGTTTGGTAACGAGCGGAAGCTGTAGCGGTGTGGTGCCAAAGGACACCGTTCACAGCGTCTAGCTGCCAGAAGCGGTCTGCTGCGTAACCTCGGGTCTTCCACCCGCCAATCTCGATAACGTTCAGACGCTTGCCGTCTGGTGCCGTGTAAGCGCGGAGTTTATCTGCTAAGTCCGTAAGGAACATATAACTCCTTGTGAATAATGTCGTGTAGACATAGTTATCTACGGTATAAGTATACCTCTCGCTGCATAGGTCGATTCTGCGCACGAGAAAACCCCAGGCCGTACAACCTGGGGTCTCCCCGCATACACAAAATCAGCCCCTATCGAAAGGACGTATCAAGTGTACCATAGCGTTACGCCCAACGCCCGAACAGCGGGACGTTGATAATGTATCGCCGTCCCTGTGCGGTCGGTCCAAAGGACCAGAACTTTATATCGCGGCTACCTGCTTCGATAGCAACGGAACCTTCGTTCTGCTGGCCGGGGATTACTTGAATCTCACTCAGAGACACAGGCGTAGGTGCCTCAGCTGGCAGACGGAACACTGTCGCTCCGCTGGCCGGTACTGCCGTCATCTCGATGTCCATGTGCACAAGAGCCTGGCCGGACGAGCGGTCTACGCTCATGGCCTGGGCCGCTGCACCGGAACGCAGCTTGATTCGGTTATCCACCTGTACCAGTTGATACGTCAGCACACCCGATACCTGGTTCAGGACTTCCTGCTTCACAGCCTGCAGGCGTTCTTCGCTCACACCAGAAGCACCACCCCCGCCGCTTGCCGAGGCAGGATAGTGGAAGTTTCCGACATGCAGCGACACACCATCACCTTGTGGGTCCTTGTACCGCAGGGGCACAGTTGCTTGCGTATATCCGCTTGGTACCGGGGTATCGAGCGAGGTACAGTTCGCAATCGTTAGCCCCTTGAACCAGGACTCGATGTAGTAGCTCCAACGAGCGCCGCCGTCATTCGGACGAGCGCGGCGGGAGGAACAGCCTTGCAACACCGTGCCGTCCGTGCCCGAGTTGCACAGGTAGAAATCCGCACTGGAGTTTTTACCTGCCGAGCCGTGTGCAGTAGGCCCATAGGACGAGGACTCCCCCCGGCACGCGGTAAAGGTGTTGTCGCCGAACTCTACGAAGAATCCGTGGCCGCCGTTTTCCTGGGCTTCGCAGGTGGTGAACGCGCATTTCGTAGCGCGAATACGCCAGCCTGCACCGTTGTACTGAGACGCACGGGCGTTGCTCGCCGGGGAACCTGCGGTAATATCCGCGCCTGGTGCGGCGTTACCAGCGATACCGTAGAGCTGACCGAACGACGCGCCGGAGTGGGTGTACCATGACGTGCTAAGCTCGAACTTGGTTTGGCTAGTGTAGATTTCCACGCCAGCGAAGTTGCCGCGTCCTTGGTTAGAGCCACCAATATCGGCCCCGAAGAACTTATTATCCGCTGCTCCGCCGGTACCCTCAGGGTGCCCTGGTGGCTTGCCGACAATCAACCCGGCCTGATAGCTGTTGCGCACCCGCAGGCCGAAGGAACACATAGCCTGGTCGTCATTGCCGATAATAGCAATACCAGTTTCCATGTCCCACACCGTGAGGTTGTTCAGCTTCGGTACCGAATCCGGCTCAGGAGGGTTAGCACCCATATCGGAGTTCAGACACACGCCGATGGTGTTCGGGATGTAGTTCTGGTGCTGACGGCCAGATTTACGAGCGCGAATCCACAAGTCGGAAACACCGAAGTGCATCAGGTCATTAGCCTGCTTGCGAGTGTTCCACGAGCCGGTATGGAAGATACCAGTGCGTTCTTTCACGGCGACATTATCCACCGCGATAATCTCGGTAGCGCGGTCGTCACCGTAGACCTGCACCATACCTTTTAGCTCAATGAACGGGTAGGTTACGATGTACTTCCCAGCCGGGATGTAGACGCTGCCGCCACCGAGTGCGTACACGTCGTTGATAGCGTTCTGAATAGCTTCGCGGCTGTCACTCTGGCCGGTTGGGTCAGCGTTGTACGGCGCGTGAGTCACCGTCACCGCATACTTGCTGTTCTTTACTAATGCCGTTGAACCACCTTGAATGGGGTTTTCCGTTAGGTACTGCTGAACCGACTGCTTAATCTGTTCATTCGTAATTGTCGGCGTAGTAGCACGTTTACGAATCGCTGCGTCCGGCTTGCCGGTGTAATCCCCGGCAAAGTTCGGAACATTATATGTAGCCATAAGCTACCTCCTTACTGCTGGGGATGTTCCTCTTCGGTGACTAATTCGTTCATCTTCAACTCAAGAGCGGCGAGACGTTTCTCAAAAGGAAGAACACCTTTAATCCAAGCCCGAACACGGTCTTCCACCCATGGCGATGGTGGCATATCGTATGGGTTTTCCTGGGGGTGGTCCTCCGAACCGTCGCCGATTTTGAATGTGCGGTCAGTCACATACAGGTTACCGATGCCCAGTGCATCCGCCTTAGCGAACACCGCATCAATGTTCTGCTGCGTCACGCCGTGGATAACATGCCAGAACCGCCAGCTCGGGATGCCTTTGTAGTGGTCTGGATGGATGTATTTCGTTGCAGGGTCGATGTACTTTGCCGCATCGCTCTCATAGGTGAGCGCGATGTCGCACGCGTCCATCATAGACTTCGGGGTGTTCGAGCCGGGGTTGATGACGATAAGCGTATCGTGTCCCAACTCTTGCTTGAGCTGCTTGTATAGGTTGGTGTAGTTCTCAATCACCTTGTTCTGCAGGGTCTCGTCCAACCACGGTGAGGTTTCGTCCAGGAAGATACCACCGAAGATGTCACCGAAGTCTTCCTTCACCGCCTTGGCGGAGTTGATGATGAACTCGTTGGTGAATTTCGTCACCTCTTCCATCGTCACGCCGAGGTTAGCCCGTACATTCTCCTTATAGGACTCCGGCATGCTCTCCATGTTCGCGCCGTGCCGGGTCTTGATGTAGAACAGCACCCGCATAGCACCTGCACCTTTAGCGAGCTGCCCCTGCACCTCGAAGTCTTGGTCTTTCCGCTTGGAGAGCCAATCCCCAGAGGCGCGGTTTAGGATAACCATGCCGAGAGTGTTGCCAAAGGCTAGGAACTTAGCCCACTTCGAGCGTTCACCGTTGTAATAGTCCGGCCAGGTGTACGTGACAGGGCTGTAATAATGTTGCCCGTTCACGAAGCCGAAGTTCGGCTGGCGTGTCTCGAAGTGCGCTACCTGTTTTGATACCTCAGACTCAATGCGTTGAGTCAAGGTCTTATTAGTCGATACCTGGTATTCAGCCACGTATCTACCTCCTTGTCTAATGTGTTAGATACCGGCTGCGCGGTATCGCAGACAACCGGCCTTGTGCGCTGAGCACTCGCGTTTGCGCGTCCAGAAGCTCCATCACACGTTCCTCACTCACGCCGGGGCTTACCGCGTTCTGCTCACCGAGCACTGCCAGTATCTCTTGGCGCAGTGCGGATTTGTCGTTCATGACCGACGCAGGTGTAGGGGGAACGTGAGACGCTTCTGTTTCGTGGGGTTTCCCGAGAAGACCCCCTTCGGCCAGCACCTCCATAATGAGAGCGCGAATAGCCTGTACGCCTTGCCGGGAAAACCCTCCGTCCTGGTTCAGGGCTGATATTTCCATTGTTTATGCTTCCTTAGTAGTAATGGTTAGAGTTCCATCACCGTTATCGGTGATGGTTGGTACCTTGCCATCCACAATCTCGCGTACCTTAGCCTCATTCACGCCGGGTTCAACCGGGGGAATAGCTGCGATAGCGGTATCGGTGGCTTTCTTCGCTTCGGAGACAGCTTCGGTCTTAGCTGCGGTAATCTTCGGTTCAACCTCGGCAAGAGTCTCGGTCTTCGCGGTCGAGACGGCTTCGGTCTTGGCGGTAGCAATCTTAGAATCCACGTCAGCAGAAACGGCAGATTTAGCAGATTCAACCGCTTCGGTCTTGGCGGTAGCAATCTTCGGTTCAACCTCGGCTAGGGTCTCAGACTTGATAGTCTTGGATGCCTCGGTCAAAGCTGTCTGGATAGCAGACTGTACCTGTGCGGCGCTCAGACCACCCTCGGGAGTCGGCGGAAGCTTGGAAATTTCTTGCTGGATAAGCTGAGTAACCTTTGCTTCGTCCACACCACTTGCCGGGGGTATTGCAGCGATAGCTTTCTGAACGATGGTGTTCACCTGCTCCTCAGAAAGACCCTTCTCCGGTGCGGGGATAGCTGCAATCGCGGCCTGGATAAGACCGTTCACCTGCTGCTCCGACAGACCCTCCTTCGGAGTCGGTAGCTTCGAGATAGCCGCCTGGACGATGGTGTTCACCTGCTGTTCAGTGATACCGGACTGTGCAGGTGGAAGCTGTGAGATAGCAGAGCGGATAAGCTCTTGCACCTTAGCCTCGTTCACGCCGGGGGTCTGAGGGATTTTCTGAACCTCGGCTTGCACAATCGAACGAATCTTCGACTCGTCCACAGCGGGGGCGGGTTGCTGCAGGGAGTTGATGCGGTTGTTCACAATCGCTTCTACCTCAGATTTAGAGAGACCCCCCGCTACGGTCACTGCTCCGATGGGCGGGGGTGCATGGGTTACCAAAGGCTCGTCAGCCATTGGATACCTCCTTCACATAGAAAAACGGGAGTGTACTAGATGAAGTACACTCCCATTCTACCGGTGTTTTACTGCTGCTTCTTTTTCAGAGCTTCTATCTCCGATTTCAGCTGCGCAATAGTAGACTCCGCTTCGGCGAGCCGGGTGTGAATCTTCTTCGTACTGGAACTTTCCGCCGTGAAGAACGCGGTGATGTCGTTCGCCAACGGTACGAGCCGGGTCAGACTGTAGGGGTTAGAGATTTGCGCGTAATGCGTTTTACCGGTTTTATCTTTGTTGAAGATGTAGAACTGCCCGGCTTCTACCGGCACGTTCCACGCCGTGCCGGTATTCACAGCATACAAGAAGATAATGCTGTTGTTCGGGGCTGTATCAAGGGGCCATTTTGGGAGCGTAGCGGCATCTACATAGGTGTACCAGGTTTCGTCAGGACCCATATTCACAGGAACACGGTCTTCAAATTCCACGCGCAGCTCCGATTTTACGTTTTGTTCCCTCCGAATAGCTTCGGTGGTCGCCGTCGAGAGCTTCTGCTCGATGTCCTTCTTATTAACCTCGATGTTCTTGTTCACCAAGTCTATCTGAGTGTTCCGCTCAACCTTCGCGGCCTGCACTTGCCGGTCTGTGTAGTCGTTCGCTTGGCTTTCCGCTTGAGCAATTTTTCCTGTGTAGTCTTGGAACACCTGTTGTTTGCAGGACGACACAGCCGCGTCTGCCGACTCGGCGAGTTTCTGAGCCTGTAGCCGCCCCTTCGCAATATCGTTAGGGTCGTCGTAGTGGATGTTCCAAGTTGAAGTTTTTCCCATATCTGTTCCTTCCTAGAGCTGTGGGTTAGCCTCTGCTTTCGTCCATGTGGTGCCTTGCCTCTGGCGTGTGTCCTCAAGCTGCTGCCAGGTACGCTTGCCGGACTCGTTGTTGGCTTCCACCACATCCCACGTCTGTAGCGTCTGGTCGTAGCTGAACACCCACACCGTTAGAGATGTTTTGTTAGCTTGTGGCGCGTGTTCAAGCCCGCAAATCACGCCGGTGACGATAGCACCGAACAGGTTCTCGCGCCCAAACTCGTTCATGCCCTTGATGGTTACCACCGAGCCAAGGACTATGCTTAGGTCGTAGGGTATTTCAAGGTTTGTGAAGTGTGGCTGCGCGTCCAGGGCATACCGGCTGAGAACGTCCGCTACTTCCTTAGCGAACCTCCTATCGTCGATGAAGTCCCAACCCTCAAGGGTCAGGGTACGAGCGTTCGGCGTGCCGCCGGATACCGAATGCTTCTGCTTGATGCGCTTCATAGTTCCGCGAGCGCGTATCACTGGAAGCTCAATATCAGGAACAACAATGCCGTAAGCGGCGGTGTTGTTCACCCTAGTACCGCGACGGTAGTCGTGCGTAGCGGTGCGAAGCTGAATATCTTTAGATGTCGTCTCCTTGACTAAAGGCCCGTCAGAGTTGATGAACGTGCCAGAGATAGCCCTCTGGGTCAGCTTAGTAACCCAGGGGGACAGAGCTACTACCTTGCAGTCAATAGTAGCGGCATAGCGCCACTCCCATTGAGTCAAGCCGTTGGATGCTTGCGCACCAGACTTGACCTGCGTAGACACAAGAGTGCACCCGCCGTAGAAAGAACCGTTGTTGTCAGCAATCCAAGACCAATCCCGAGCGCCCTGGTCTTCCACGGAAGTATCCAAGTCCAGCCATTCTGTTGATTCGTCTGGCTGGATAAAGTCTTCAATGGTATCGCCGACAGCAATCGTGCCGCCCTTCTTCCACACATCAATCTGTGTCTTACGGGTCTGTGATATAGCCCAGTCTGCAAACTCGACCTCAATGCGCGAGCATGTCAGCGTCAGGTCTGTGTTTATACCGAACGCGCCAATATCGTATGACGGGTTCAGCGTACCGGCATTGCCAATGGTACCTGATACCAAACTCTCCAGAGGGCAGACCTGAGCAACGCCATTAGCGTCAATCCACCATCCCACGGCAAGGGCTTCACATAAATCTTTCAGCACCTCGCCGGAGGTACGGTCGCGCAGAGACGGCATGGTGGTCTG